AATAATAAATATAAAGTAAAAAATGATTGCTCGGGTAATGTATCTGGTTGGATTTATTCTGATGACCAATTTAATCCAGGTCAGGTAGGTTATGATTATTGCCACCATTCAGAATGGTAAATTAATCCTTTGTATCATCTAATGGGATTATTACCTCCTCAATGATTTTACAACGAGTAGTTTCCTTTTTAATTAAGTCCTCTAATTTTTGGAGGACTTTTTCAGTTGAACTTTTTAATTTTTTTTTACTATCTTGTCCCATATCGGTCTAGTTTAATTTTTATATAATCTTTCAACCCAGATATTTCAAAGTGAACTTTTTCATTAGAAGATGAAAGACCATCAATAGCATCAGCTAGTTTATCTATAATTTTAAGATTATCCCTTTCCATATCCCGTATATCTTTATACAACTCTCTGATTTCCTTTTCTTTATTTTTTTCTCTTTTATAGAAATATCTAATTGCAATAACCATAGCTCCGATTACTGGTACTATTTTAATTAAATCTGTTAAGAACCCTATATCCATTATCTCTATTTATTTTTATTTTTATATACTACTCATTCCACCTTTATTCTGATTCCTTTCACCATCAGGTTCTACTATACTTTTATTAGACTTATCTTTATATAGTGTGAAAAGGTCTTTATTTTCATATAGATATTCTCTCAACTCATCCTCTTTAATTAAAGCATACTTAACTATATTTCGTCTAATATAATTAACTACCTCTATACTCTCTGACGCTGAAAACTCACCACTCTGTGATTGAATACCCTTATTACTTATTCTAAATGTTAAATTGGGAACTGCTTCATAAGCTGCATAGAAAGCCACCACATACTTAATAAACTCAACCAATTGAGTCTCATCAGCATTTAAAGTACCAAGGTTAAACTTATCTAATATATCATTATAAAAAGTATATCCTAATATAGGTTGTATATAAGTTATTGCTGATATATGTAAATATGGTGATATATCACCAGCATCAACATTTTGTGTTATATGGGTTTCATTTTTAATAAATTCTTCTGTTACGAAATATACCATTATATGTCTTCTTTTTTATCTCCAAAGGTTTTAATTTCAGTCTTGTTTATTTCAATTGGTGTCATATTAAATATACTTAAAATATCATTTAAAAACTCTTCCATCTTATTTCTATTATCATTCAACCAAATCTTTTCAAATTGCATTGCTGAAAACTTTATCTCATCAGAAGCTCCTAAACTACCAGCAACTCTAACTCCCATTAAAGCTGGGTTGATATTATGTGATATAGCTATCTCTTCTTTCTGTTCCTTTGAGGTCTGTTCAAATAACTTATGATTATCACTCGTTTCTAATACTCTTATATCCGGTGAGTTTTCTAATCCATTATGTTCTATCTTCATAGCCTTATTATAATTCTTAACACCCTTTTGGTTATTTCTCATATTAGCCATCCAATTCTCATCTTCTTCATCACCCATTAAATATGGGTAGGAAAATATAACAGATGGTTGAATACCATTCTCTAAAGCCGACTTATGTAATAAACCTAGGTCAGCACTTACTGATTGCCAGTTAGCTGATGATAACCAATCAGGTAGTCCATACGTCCGTGATGACCCAACCTCATTCTTAATTTCAAATATCTGCCATTCATCTTTACTTCCTACTCTATATGGTTTAAAGACCCGTGGGTTAGTTCTATATAACCAATTGTCCGAATAGAAGTATTGTTGTATATCAGTGAATAAACCACCCTTACTATTCCTTATTTCACTTGGGTCAACCACTTTAAATTTATCATAATCTTCACCATTAAAATGTAATAAAACAATAGACCTTCCATGTTTAATATAATCTCGTGTTAATTTTCTAAATGAATCTTTAAATTTATTAGTTCTCTCAAAAGTTTTAACCTTTATCTTTTCTAAACCATCCATTTTATCATAACCTTCCCATTCATAACCTTCACCTATTACACTCCAAGTCTTAAAATCAACACACGATGAGTGCATAGGAGAGGAAAGATATAATTGATTTAGTATATTAGGGTATAGATTATTACCCCCAAAATAGACCCAATTAGTTCCTGCCCTTAATTCATCTCCAATAAAAGGTTGTGATAAATCCATATTTTCTGTTGATATAGTATTCAATAGAGTAACTTTCTTACCCTCCTCTTTTGGTGTTGATTCTTGTTCAACTTTCTTTTTATTCTTATTTAAATTAAATAATCCCATATCTCTATTTATAATTTTCATCTTTTACTATTAGTAGTCCATTCTCTAATATAATCCCATTGGTATCTAATGGGTCTAATGTTTGAGTAACACTTTCATAAATTCTATAATCCCATTCCCCTGTAAATAACTCTACCTCAGCATTACTCCCTGAAGCTCCTGTTGTTTCCTCTACTTCGAATCTATCATATCTTATTTTATTCTGACTTATATTAAGTGAGTTAAAATATCTAAATTCAGTTTTAGTAAATTTAGATTGAAGTTCGAATAGGTAAAAAGGGTTCTCTAATTCTACCCTTTCTGACACTGTAACAGTTAAAAAATTAACTTGTCCTTTATTTATTATTAAATTCGCCATAGTTATATATGTTATCTCATTTTTATACCAGATTCCCTATAAGTTAATGTAGTTTTTTATATTCTATTTTTATATAGACAATACCAAGAAGAGGGAACTGTTTAAGCTCCCTCTTCTTGGTATTGTCTGATTTAACAGACCTATGATTTCTTAACTAACGATTAAATAACAGATAATACTGTTGCCTCGTCAGTGAAATAAGCTTGCCATCTTTCTTCTCCCATAAATGGTAGAGTGTAAAATGTACCAGCATTTCTAGTTTCATTTGTTCCAGATTCTGAATTACCTAATCTAACTCCATCATCAAGACCGAAAATTCTATATTCGTCGTTATTATCTAATATGATGATAACCAATCTTCGTCTTCCTTCTGCAAGTAATGATATAGCGTTTCTTTTAGCGACCTCTATTCTCCTTAATCCAAGAGATATTGACTGTTCCCATAAATGGACATCAGCAACAAAGTCACCTACTTTATTTTCTGTGTAACTTGAAGTGTTTTTTTGAAAAGTGAATTCCTTAAACGTTTCACCACCTAACATAGTTAAACCAGTAACCTCTCCAGATGCTTCTGTATATGTATCAACATCTAAAAAATCAGATATCCAAGCCTTCTTAATAGAACCAGCGTTATTATCATTACACGAAGCTGTTAAACCTATTATTGTATTACAATTTGACATTATATTTTATTATTTTTATATAAAAGGATTTGGGATTAATACCCAAATCCTTTTTAAATTATTATCTTATACAGAGTGGTAATAGATTTCTTTACCAATTAAAAAATCAACTCCGAATTTAAAGTCAGTTCTGATACCGATTTTTCTATCTAATCTCGTTTTGTAAAAATCAACAACCTCATATCCTGTTTCATCAGAAATTAAATCTTGAAGTAACAAGAAGTTCATCTTATCAGCAAGAATTAAAACATCATCAGATGCTCCTTCGATTTCAACGATAGGAGTTCCTTGGAAGTTCAATTGAACATCACCAACATAATATTGACCTGATGCTTGGTTTTCAGATATAGCGTCTTTATAAGCTTCAACAACATTCGTTGCTGCCATAATAACAAAACCATCTTTTGATTTTACTCCTCTTGGAAGTGCATTTCTACCTTCTATAATAGAATCAACTACTGTTGAAGATGTAATTGGAGCAGGCGTTACAGGAACAAGTACAGTCCCATCAGCACCCAATATCTTCTCTAAACCATCACACGAGTTTAAATAAGCAAGATTACCAGTTTCTACACCAGCAGAATCACCTTTCCATGTTAAGTTTTCTAATTCTTCTTGGTGTTCTTTTGCAAGAGTTTCATAGAAGAATGTCATAAATGCAAAGTTATCATTGAAATTTGCAGAACCTTTAGCAATTTGGTCTGAAATGAAACTTTGTTCCAAATCAGCTATACATACAGAAGTAGAGACCATAAGAGGACATACTTCGAATTCCTTTTGTGATATATCTGAATCACTTGGGTCAAAGTCACACGCTCCACTCTTAATAAGTGATTCGAACGTTGTTGTTCCTAATTTTACTCTATCTTTTACTCCGAAGATAGCTCGGAAATTACCTCTTGATTGGTTCTCACCTATCATCGCTTCTCTGAAATAATCAGTTGCGTTTGTAGTGTAATCAGCAGAAGGGTCTACTGTCATATCCATCTCTACTTTACTTCCGTACTTGTTAAAGTCTTCCATTGAAAGTTCAAGACCGATATTATCGAATTTAATTTTTTCTAATTTAATAGCCATTTTAATTTTTATTTTTTTATTTTATCTATATGTTAATGTATAAATATTTCTTTTATTTTCTTTTTATTCTTGTTAGTACATTTAAAGACTGTGACTTTGTTAATTTAGTTAACTCAACATTATCTTCTTCATCTTCACTATTATTCAAATCTGATATCATAGATTTAATTGAAGCAATTTCTTCATATATTGTTTCAAAGTTCTTTTCAATATCAGTGTGTTCCTCTTCAGATGGGTCAGCAATTTCACCTTCTTCATCTTCATCTTCATCTTCATCTTCATCTTCAATAGCTTCAACTTTTTCGTCTTCAACTACCTCATCTTCTTCTTCATCTTCAATAGCTTCGACCTTTTCATCTTCAACTACCTCATCTTCTTCTTCATCTTCAATAGCTTCAACTTTTTCGTCTTCAACTACCTCATCTTCTTCTTCGACTGCTTCAACTTCCTTATCCTTTTTAAGTTCTGTTATAAGGTTCTTCATAGTCTCCAATTCTGTTTTTAGAGTTTCTATCTCATCTTTCATATTATCTTTTTTATTTTTTATTTTCTGATGTATATCAGAAGTAAGCTCAACTAATTTCATATTCAAAAAAGCCTCTATACTATAAGCATTCTTATTATTCTCTTTTATATCTTTCCAGTATTCATTATCAACTACTTGACTATGAACCATCCAAGTCCCAAGAGGTATATCTTCTAATGAAAATCCATATTCCGTATATGTTTTATCATCTTCACTCTCTATAATCCACTCTTCTAAAATGAAAGCTTTAGCAGTCTCACCTTTATGAGTATCTTTAAAGATATTTAAATCATCTAATTTACCATCTTGTTTAGCTTTAAGTCTGATATCTTTAATAACCTCACTTTTAGCTCGTATATAAAACTCACCTATCTCCTTATTCTTCCGATAAATTAAAATATCCGGAATTAAAAGTGGTGATAAAACTTGTTGTTTCTCTGTTAATTGTAAAGAAAGTTTATATAATGATTCTTGTGTTTCTTTAGAAAGTAATATACCTTTCTGTTCTATTGCCGGTTCATCAACATAAGCTATTTTATCAAAACCAGTAGAATCCTTCATACCCTCTTCAAACCCAAATAACTCTAAATCTAATATAGGTAACCTATTATCTATCTCCATATAAGTTAATGTAAATTTATCGATTCTATTTTATTTTTGTTTGTTGATTTTATTAGATTCTGATATCAT